GTTTCTGTTGTGTAGCCATCTATTTCACGCTTTACTACACCGTATAACTTAATATCTAAGTTTGGGTCTTTTGCTTTTAATCTCTTAGCCAGTGCTAGTCTTTGGTGGCCATCAGCAATAATTAACCGACCCTCTCTTGTTTCAAACACCATAACATCATTAGCAAAGTCATAATTCCATTCGTCAACATTTTGCAATCTTTCGGTAACGCCAAACTCATCGCCACCCGATTTAAACTGGAATACCTTTGCGTCAACTTCTAGCTCGTCAATTTCAAATTTAAATTTTCTACCGTCAAGATTTGGCAAATCAGCTGTTAAAACATCAGGGTTTACTATAGCCGCTGGCTGTTCTGACATTCTTAATGTTTGATCTGAATTAATTGCCTCTTGTGCTTCAGCCGTTCTTTGCTCATGTTCAGTTCTTGCTAGTGCATCATCAAAATCATCTGCGCCTATTAGCGGATTGCTTTGCTCTACATCGTCATAAGTATTTAAAACATTAGCTAACGCATTATCTTCATCTGAGATAGCTTCTGGCCTAGATCTTCTAATTGCTTCCCAACCTTCTCTCGCTTGATCATTTGTTAGGCCAGCAATCTCTGACGTAAGTTTTAACCCTTTGCCAATACCATATGTCACGCCAGGCAATGCAGCGCCAAACGCAGCTTGCGATGTTACATTGAAAACAAATTGATCGAACGTGTAATCTTTGTTTAAACTATTAAACCAGTTAGCAACATCAATTTCTGATGCAGCACCATAAAGCCCACCACCTACTGCGTTTTGCAACATTGTTTTCCATAGGCTTTTGACTGGGCCGCCCATCGGAGCAATGACATAAGGATCATATACAGAAGAACCTATTGCCCCACCGAACCTAGATATGCCGCCCATAAGAGTAGGATTTTTTTGCGCCATGTCAGCAAGGTCTTCTTCATAAGATTGTATTATTTCTAACTCTGCCTTCTTGATTGCTTCAGGCTGTGCGGCATTATAAAGATCTTCTGGCAAACGAAACTTATTAACTTCGAGCGCATTATAAATATCTTGGAGTTCTTGCTCTGCGTTATTGTATAGTGAGCCTTGGCCAAACTTTGGAAGAAATGCGTATTCAAATCTTTTATGGCCAGGGTTAGCAAAATCTAAATCATACTCTCTTAATTCATCTAGTATTGGTTGCCAAACCTCTGCTTCAACCATAGCTCTTGAGTTTCTACCACCGCCGCCAGTATACTTAGCTGCCTCAAAGCCACCTACTAAACTATCTAAATTTGTAGGTATAGGGCCAGTAAAGGTTTGCGTTGGTTTTGGTGCTTTTTCAAAAAACATTAATCTGCGCTCGCCATAAGTTCTTTAAGTTTATTAGTGTTTATTATCATTGGCCCGTCTTGGCCAGGCGCACCTAATGGAACACCGGTATTTGGATATACTAAAGAATAATTATAGCCATCTTGAGGATTGCCGCCCATCAGCTGCAAATCAAACATTACAGAAGTTTTTCGTTTTCTAATTGTATCTGCCTCATCCATACCTTTGCGTTTTTTAACAGTAAATTCTTCGAAGCCTCTAATCTGATCTATAGTTTGATCGGCAAACACAACATCATCAGGAAGATTAAGAACATCTAATATATTTGAACTGTTTATTTGTTGTAACATTTGCTCAAACGCTTCCGGCGTTACCCCAGGAGGTAGAAATGTTTCTCTTTCTCTAAATTCTTGAATACCACCGCTAATAATATCTGGCCCCTGATAAGAAGCCCCTAATGACATTTGCATAGCTTGGATATACTTGTCTTCGTTAAAAACAAATTCACCGCCCTTAATATCGTCTGTAGTAACTAGCTGAGAATAAATATATTTAGTTGATGTTCGTAGGCCTTCTATCATATTACCAGTTAATGTATCGTTAAAAGCTTGTCTTACTGTAAAAAATACTGGTTCTGTGTTTGCCGCAGTAAACCCTGGTAATGGTGATTTTTCTACATCAACCATGTATTTGCCATTAAGCAATATTTCTGCATTTGGAATAGTGCTGTCATCTAATAATAATGCACCAGCAATTCCATAAATTTTTTGTTGAGGAAATATTTCAGCCATCATTTCTCTGGCTGTTGTAGATCCTACCGTTTCAAACATAGAAGAAAGTACTGCTATTTGCGTGGGAACAGCTGCACTCATCTTTCCTGCTTGTTCTGCCGTTCCGTCTAGTAGCGATCCAAGCTGCGCAACCTCTTGTTTTGTAAAAAACCTTGATGGCTGATTAGGTAAGCTATATTTAGCAGCAGCTTTTTTAGAATATTCTTTTCTGTCTTTAAGTGCGCTTTCTAATCGAGTTATAAAATTTTCTGTAGTTTCGCCTTCTGTTGATGAAAAATCAATAGGATTAAACTGTATAGTTGCACCGTTTTGATCTTCAACGCCATTCTTTTGCGCATAGAAAATTAAATCGTTTTGTATAGCGCTTACTCTTGCCTCTATATAAGGAGCAACAAGCTTTTTAACTGTGGCGGCTGCTAATTGTTCATAACCACCTAAACTACGCTTTTCTTCTATATCTTTGTTAATTTGTGTTATTGTTTCTTTAACTTCTGCTTCAGACATATCACCTAAGTCGTCAATAATACTTTTTGCAAAAGATAATGTTTCATAACTTCTTGCTATATCTTCCATAGCCTCTTTATTTACATCAGCTGGCTTAGCCACCAACCCAGGAATAAGATCAAGCTGTTTGTATAGATCAACAAATTTTTTAAACTCTTGCGGGCTAACAGGCTCATTTGCATCTGATAATTGCCTTATTATTTCATATTGTTCTTTTACTTCATCAAATTTTTTTGAAAAAGCAGCTTGGCTTTTATTGGATTCGTATTTGAAAAATTTAACTAAATTTTCCATACCTTTTCTTCTTGCAGTTTCGCGGCGATCCAATTCTGTTTGCATCTGCTTTTGATTGTTTTCTTCTAGTTTAAACGCTGCATTATAAAGTTTAGTAACCAAGTCTAAGGTTTGCACTTCAAACGGCGTATCAACCGGCCCTTCTCCAGAACCAACGTATCCAGGCAAACCAACTTCTGTAATTTGCCGTTGTAATTCTTGAAGCTCTGTAGCGCTCATTTTGCTCCAAGTACTTAAATTTTCTTTTAAAACACGCAAGTTTAGAAATTGTTGTTTGTTTTCAATACTATACTCACCATTTGAATTTATTCTAGTTTGCATAGCATTCATCCAATCTTCAGAAGGAGGATTGCCATTATTTGTTGTTATATATATTTGCTCAGAAATATCTTTTTCTATTGATTGGGCTTCTGTTTTCTTTGCTTTTATTCTGCTATTTAAGACTGTTTGAGCATTTGAAACATATTTTAAATCTTTTTGGTATTCTCCAGTTATTACACGCTTTCCGGTAATAACATTTTCTATAAATTGCTCTAACTGTTCATCATTAGAATTTTGTATTTTAAAAGATACCCATTGTTCTCTTGCTGCTTCTTTTGTTGATGTTGCCCAAGCATCTGCATTTTCTTGTGACCAGCCTTGATTTTCAACATAATCACGAGCTTTTAAATTTATTTCCATATCAAGAACATTGGTATCTGGATCTGCTCCATGTATTGCCGGAATGTTTTTAATAATCATAGCGGCATCGTTTTTGCCGACTTCTGTACGCCTTTTAGTTGCTAATGCTGCTTGTTTATTTGTGTACCAAGTAGAATAAGTTAGTGCTGATTTTTCAGCTGTTGTTTGCAAATTGCTTCTAATTTGACCAGCTGCGGCAGGATCAATGTTTGCTAAACTTGCTGCGAACCCATCAGCAACACTGTTTAGTTGTTTTTTTACTTGTGTAAATGGAGTGACATTTTGTTCTGCCTCTTCCATAATTCTTGTTATTTGTAATTCAGCTTCGTTTTGTATTTCAGTAACGGCTATTTTATTTGCTGTATTGTAAGCAGATTTTTCTGCAATAGTTAAAGGGCGATCTAACTCATTAATTTTTTCTAATATAGGCATAGCTCCTTGCTCTCGAACAGCTTTTGCCCCTTCCTGCTCGGCCATTTCAGCGCCACGCTCAAATACAAACTCACCCATTTTTGCAAATTCAGCCGACATTGTTTGCCCTAAACGGGCTTGCTCTCTTAAACCAGCATAATCTATATCACTTATTTGCCGAGATCTGACGCCTAATCTTTGGTATCTTGGTAATCTTGCCATTAGGTGATAACTCCTGGTCTAATAACGCCAGGCGATAATTGTCTGGCTTTGCTAAATCCTTGAAACAACGTACTCATAGCGCCAATACGAGCTGACTGCATTGCGGCATTTCCAGCCATTTTATATTGTTCTGCTTGCGATGTTGCGTCTTCTTTTGCCAAGATAGCATTATCAGCTGCTATAGAATATTCTCTCGAAGCTTCTGCCTCACTATGCGTAGCTATTGCAAGAGTAGACCCACCACCTACAGCACTGTTAGCAATTAAGGCCGCAAAGTTTTCGTTTAATCTTGTAAGAACATCAGCACCCATTTGCGCATATTGTGCAGCTTCAATATCTCCTTTTAACACTGCTTGCGCTGCTTTCTTGTCGTACATTTTTTGTTGCGCTCGGCCAGCTTTAATTTGCCCAGCTGCCGAAATTGCTGACATTCCAAGAGTTAAAGCCATTGATGACATTTTAGTTTCCTACACTTAATTTATATTCCAAACCCAATACCGTCATAGGCAGAGGAACATTTTGCGTTAATGTTATTTGTCCGGTAGCACTGTATCCCAAAATACCATGCGCTGTTTTTAATCCAGTAAATGCCTCTATAGGTTTGTCAAGAACAGCAACACCAAAATTTCTGAACGATATTTGCTTACCATTGATAACAAGATCTTTTGTTTCATTAAGAAGAGCATCGACCTGAACAATACGTTTTCTAACACCTTGCACAGAACCAGACCCTAGTACTGGCTCTGTTGGCATTGTCTTTGCTTGGACTGTATATTCTAATCCTACCTGAAAATCTGTTGTTGCTGCACTTGCAAAGGTAATCGTATAAGGACTAGCCGGAACTACCTGAGTAGGCTCTACAATGCCATCACGAACAATTTCAACGGTTTCCCCTTGAAGATGATCCATAGTTACTGAGGAGGCCGCTCCTCCGCTCTTAGCGCTATCTAGCGTTAAAGTTTGGTCAAACTTTTCTAAATAATATTTATCTGAAGAGTCTACCGTTCTTTTTACAATACAATAAGTATCAGAGATCTCTGTTGCTACAGCAATGAACTCTCCGTCTGTTGTAAACTGACTGGGCGCTACAACTTCCTGACCAACAAGAATAGAATATACCGACATTGACCCATCATCACCATTGACAATAAACAATCGATCAGCCTCGTCGGTTGACGTTGATCTTCGAGCTGCTAGATCTATTGGGTTTTTTACAAGATGAGATGAAAGCACTGATATTTGTTGCACTTGATATGAGTTAGTATTTGATCCATATTGAAAAGCATTAACTGATTTACCTTGCCTTTGAACAAACACAGACGCGCCATTAAGATCTTCTATCGGAACACCTGGCTTAGAGCCGAGCCTTGTTTGCGGACGAATAAGAAAGTCTGATGGTGTAACTGGAGCATCTTCTGACTGAATAACAACAAACTCGCCACCAGTTGAAAATATTCTAAGATCTGAACCAGCAATAATACTAACAATACTATTTAGCTGATTGGTGTTTATGGTTGCCTCAACGCTCTCATCATCAAGACCACTACCAGGATCAAAATTAAAAAAGTCTATGACCCTTGATCCCCATATTGTATTAGGTCTAGACTTTGACCCACCGAAATATAATCGGCCTTCGTGAAATGTTGCTGATTTAGGCCAACCCCTAGTGTTTGACCAAACATCCTCGTAGCCATGCTCACTTTGCCAATCGCCAGCCACAACAGCGCTTGTATCAAAAAACGGCACTTCTGTTACCGCTTTCATTACAGTAGCGCTTACATATTCTACATACCTAGCTCGTCCAAATGTACTTGTAACTTGGGCATATTCGCCAACGGTTGTTGGGGCAAACGCTTCAACCTTATATCCTGTTGTTGCATCTGGCTGCGTATCCCATGCTGGATATACCGTGGCTACCTTTGTTGAGGCCACATAGTCCTCTATATGCCTAGTCTGCCCTGATCCTGTGCCGGATGTGAGTGTAATAAACATACCGTTTGGATCATCATCAGATGTATAAGAAGATGAAGATTTAAGTGTAATTGTATCTGCACCCCCAGCTTGAGCAGTCCCCGTATCTGTCGTTACGCTCGAAGCTGTAATAGTAATGTTACCGGACACTGCGCTGGGAGTTATCGTAAAGTTTGGTTGATTAGTAAGAAACGCATAAGCATACTGCGGAAGATTTGTTAACGGTAAGTCTTCTAACGTCCAGCTTGTATCAGTATTCCTTACAAGCCTTTTAGTCTGTAAATCTTCGTGGCATAGAATAAGTGTATCAACAGCCTGGGTAAAGGTTAGCTCGTCAAGCATAGCCGCTGTAATGTCTGTAGCCGCTATATAATCATTGCCTGAACCATTAATATCGGTTTGCAAAACTGCATTTTTAAATACATAAATCCGGCCAACAACTAACACCAAAAGATAACTATCATTAACGCTAAACTCAAACGGTATCAGTTTAAAATCTGTAAAACTTGCACCGAAATCATAAATAAACTTTAAACCATCTCTACGCTTCAGGCCGCCTTGAGGTTGTATAATAACATTTGTCGCTTCTTCTAAAGCGTTTTGATACTGTGATAGATCTGTTCTGGCTCGTAATAGCGGATCTAGTTCACCAACAGAAAAGTTTGTTTGAAACTGAGTTACGCGCATTTACTGCCTCACTTGTATTAGCGAATAGTCCTCGACAATTTGTGTTGACTGACCTCTAGCATCAATGTTCATAGCCTCACGCATTAGGCCGCCTCGGCCATTCTCTCCAGGGCTTCCATACGCTAACGCTCTAAAATAATCTGCTTTTGAAGCTTGGTCTGTAATAACAATGGCTAGTTCAGCTGCTAGTGCTGTTCTTAGCAAACGAACAAAATAATTAGGCATCTTAGCTTCGGTGATGGTTTGCTGATAGTCAATGTAAACTGTATCCATATTTGTGTAGAGCTGATCGCCATATATTTCCCAACCATAACGAACAGATCTTTGTGCTGTACTGTCATTTTCAAATACAGCCAATGCACCAGTTAAATCATCTCCTGGCATCTGATAGGCATATTCCCATTCGTTTACTGGTGTTGTTGATAATCTTTGAAGCTGTATCTTGGTAAGCGTCCAAGACCAAACATAGGTACTTAGTAATGTATTTTTTAAATCTGGGTATAATCGATCGCAAGCTTGAGCGGTATCTGTTCCTTCCGTAAATGAAGAAAGGGGCGCGGCCCCCAGCAAGATTAATGCGTCTGAACAAATAGATAAATCTGTATCACCTACGGCCATCATAACCCTCCAATATGTATAAGGGGCCAGTTACCCAGCCCCATATTAATTAGTCTGTGTCGGTCGCTGTAATTGTTAGACCGTCTGTTACGTCAACAACACCACCAGTGTTTGTTAAAACATAGACCCATGACAAAGCTTGTGTCCCACCTGTTGAGGATCGAACCAAGATAGTGTCACCGACAGCAAGTGTATCTGATAGATCATTAAAATAACCCTCAGTATTTACATCGCCGATAGCGTCAGTTGTTGAATAACCGTAGAGACCTGGCGCTGCGCCTTTCTTGCCTCCACCGTAGTTTACGAAACCAGTACTTGAAAAAGCCATGTATTTGTCTCCTTACTCAGTACATGAAATTTTTACTATACCCTCGTCATCTATCGCTACGCTGCCTGCCGAGAACATGGAGCTTACTAGGAAAGATGTTTTTTCAGGTATGTAGTTAACTTCGCTCTTTTGCGAAATGCTTTCAGCATAACCCATTGAGCTTTCGTGCCATGCAAAACATGAACGAGTAGATGGCTTTGGAACACCACCCTCATCACGATCACCCATAGTGATTATGTTAAAGCCCATGAACGAATTGATCTCGCCGCGAACAAGCGCCTTTACTGTTGCAAAGTCTGCGGAAGTCACTTCTGTTTCACCAAGCAGTGCATCAAGCTGGGAAGAGTGCATTAACAAATGACGCCCTTCAGCTGGTACATTCTTGTCGTTTAGAGCTTTAGCAGCTGCACGAAGCTTTTCAATGTTCATGTTTGTGCCTGAACCACCGACTGTTGTAGCAACCGTTGATGGTGATGAAGCAGCATTAAGAGCATCAATGCAAAGCTGATCCATACGTCTTGCAATCGCTTTTGAAACAACTTGCACCAGCTCACGACGCTCATCAAAGTTGATGTGTGACTGATGAAAGATGTCTGAATACTCAGCTGCGATAAAGTCAGACATAGTTGCTGTTACCTGTGAATAGGTAACGTTTAGTGGTGTGACGTCAGTTTGTGGAACACGAACTGTTGCTACGCCTTTACCAATTTTTGGGAACTTAACTGTGTTTCCCTGAACACCTGTGCGTGTTCTCATAGTGCCGCGAAGCAGCGCTTCGCCTTGATA